CTAACTATCCTGATAGAATTTACGGTGCACCAATTGAAGCCGCAGTAACTGACGAACAAGCAGTGGATAGCAACGGATTCAATACCAAAGCACAGGTACAAGAACGTGTAAGAGGACGTGTGTTCTTTGCAAGTACTGACCAAGACGGTTTCTTCCGTGTAGGTAGATTCTTTACAGTTGACCAAGGCACCGGTCGTGTTACATTTAACGCTGCACTTGTTCTAACAAACATCGACGGTATTGGTTTCAAACGTGGTGTTAGAGTTAACGAGTTTTCACCAGATACTACATTTACTAACGCAACTGGCGATAGTGTACCTACTGAAACCGCAGTCGAAGGTTACATTAACAAACGTTTAGGATGGGACAGAGACGGTGATGCACTACTATTAGGAGACATCATCGGCGGCGGCGCTATTAGAAAAGCCGGCGATACTATGACTGGCAATCTAAGTATGGGTGGTAATCAAATTACTAACCTAGGATCCCCGACTGCTGGAACAGATGCTGTTAATAAAAATTATGTTGATGGATTACTAGCAGCACAAGATGAATTGTCAGAACTAGACGATGTTGCAATTGTAACTCCTGCAAATGCTGAGATTTTAGTTTATAACGGATCTACTAGCAAGTGGACCAACGAAGCATTTTCTTCAGATCCGTTGGTTAGCGACGTTACATTTACTTATTCTGCAGGTGTATTAAGCGCACAATACAACTCAGGATCTATTGTTAATGCTGATGTAAGTGCATCAGCAGCAATTGCTCAAAGTAAATTGAGTATGAACGCTGCCACAACTAGAGCAAACGCAACTGGAATCACACAAGGCGATAGAGGTCTTGCTAGTTTTAACAGTGCAGAATTTACTGCTAGCAGTGGATGGATATCAATACTAACAAGCGGAATTGCAAATAGCAAACTTGCAAACAGCAGCATTTCTGTAACAGATGGCACTACAGCAAGTAGTATCGCTCTAGGAGGAACACTGACATTTGCTGCAACTGCAAACGAAACCACAGTAGCACAAGCAGGTGGAACAGTTACTATAGGTCTTCCTAATAACGTTACTGTTGCTGGTATACTTACTATGGGTGGTAATATTATACCTGGGTTAAACAGTCCAACAGACAGCGGACAGATGCTGGGTCTAAGTACAAGACGTTGGAATACTGTTTATGCTACAACATTCAACGGTACTGCTACAGAAGCATTGTATGCTGACTTGGCAGAAAACTATCTTTCTGACGTAGCATACGAACCCGGTACTGTACTGGTGTTTGGTGGCGAACAAGAAGTTACTGTAACCAATGTTAAGGGCGATCGACGTGTAGCAGGTGTTGTTACAACCAATCCAGCGCACTTGATGAACAGTGCATTAGAAGGCGATTTTGTAACTGGGGTTGCACTGCAAGGGCGTGTACCAGTTAAGGTTCTTGGCAAGGTACAAAAAGGTGACTTGATTGTTACAAGTGCAATACCAGGATACGGCATAGTTGACAATGATCCTCGTGTTGGTACTGTAATAGGTAAAGCAGTTTCTAACAAGTTAGACGATGTTAGAGGCGTTGTTGAAGTAGTAGTAGGAAGAGTATAATGGCAAAGCAGAACATTAACATAGGGTCGAGTGCAAACAAAGGCGATGGCGATCCGCTACGTACAGCCTTTACTAAGATCAACAGCAACTTTACTGAATTGTATGATCGTGCAGTAAACACTGATGCTCAAACATTGACTTTAGTAGGAAACACATTAGCTATAAGTGGTGGCAACAGCGTTAGTCTTAGTCAATATTCCACATTCAGTGGCAGTTACAATGATTTAACCAATAAACCGACTATACCCAGTTTGGGTAATATTGTTTTTGATGCCAATGGTATAACTAACCCTACAGGCGAAATTATTGATATCCAAGCACCGCTCGCTCAGTTACAAAGTACAGACGGTACTTACATTTGGGTGGAGGATGGCTACGGAGCCGGAATCGAAGTTACGTATGTCGGCGGAAGTCGAATCTGGAAATTTGATAGTGCAGGAGCGTTGACATTTCCAGATGCCACGGTACAGATTACTGCCTATACAGGACCACAAACTTCACTAGATGGTGATGTCACTGGTAGTGTATTCGCTGACGACAGCACACTACTGGTAGATGGTGTGGCAGGTAAGATTGTCGGGGAAGTTGATAATAACAACGTCTATACAAACTTTATAGTTTCCCAAGATGGAATATCGCAAGTACAAATCGGAGATGGAAATACTAGCGGTGGTAAAACCGTTGTTCTTATTACGGAATATGTAAGAATACTTTCCGCGGTGCCATCTACAAGTATAGGTGTTAGCGATGATTACGTGGGATCAGTAGCATTTGACAGTACATATATGTACTACTGCACACAAAACCATGACGGTGTCACTAACATTTGGAAACGAGTTGCTTGGTCGGGCGACACTTGGTAAGATACGATAAATACATAAAATAGGAATAAAAAATGGCAAATAGATTTCCACTTATTGTTGACACTAGTTCGGGTAACCAAATTAAAGAATTGCCGTCTGGAGATAATCTTAATTTAACTGGCAACGGATTAGTAGGCGTTACTAGTTTATCAGTGATTAACAGTATAAGTTCTGCAACTGTTCAAACATCGGGCAACGCAACTATAGGTGGATCTGTTACTGTTACAGGTAGTATTTCTACTAACGCTAACTTAAATGTCACAGGTGTGGTTAGAATAAACGATACTAACATCTTAGAACTAGTAGACTGGGACGATTTAAATAATGTTCCTGCATTTGCTAATGTTGCAACAACTGGAAATTATAACGACTTAAACAATAAGCCCGTACTAGCAACTGTTGCAACAACTGGAAATTACAACGACTTAAACAATAAGCCCGTACTATCTAGCAGCGATATTATTAATGCTCTAGGATATACTCCTTACGATGATTTTAACCCCGAAGGATACATAAGTGAACTTTCATTAACTGGTTTAACTGATACACCCAACACCTATTCAGGTCAGGCTGGTAAGTTTTTACAAATTAATGGATCAGAAAATGGCATTCAATTTTCAACAACAAGTTTTACTTTAACATCAGGAGATGTTATAGATGCTCTAGGGTATACTCCTTATAACGGTCTTACTAACCCAAACAATTATCTAACTGCCGAAGCAGATACACTAGATGCTATTACAGATCGCAGTAACGCAACTACAAATAGTATTACAGTAGGAGGGTTGACTGCAAATGGGCAAGTTTCCGGTACATCACTAAGAAGTACAGGAAATCTATTGTTTGACACCAATGAAACAATAACTGTTGATTCAAACGCTGGAATATTGATCATCGGCGGCACTAGCACACTACAGATAAAAAGTCAAAGTGCAATTTCATTTTATAACAGTATCATACCCGATACAACCAATGTCTATGACCTAGGGTCAGACTCGAGATATTTTAGTAATTCGTATGTTCAAAATACAGTTTACTACGGTGATCTACAAGGTATTCCTGGAAAGTCTAATGTAACTATTGGCGCGGCTGGTAGTATTAATATTACTCCAGGAACTGCAACAAGTAGAGTTAGCATATTTGCAGGTGTGTTTCAGTTGCCAGTATTAACTACTACACAAAGAAATGCATTAACCCCGCAATTGGGTGACATAATTTACAATGAAACTACAAGTCAAGTTCAAGTATACGTTGGTATAGCGTCCTATGTTAGTTTTGTACCTACAGCAGGATGGGTTAACTTGTACAACCCTCCTGCGGCTCCGTAATATCGATAAATACTTAAAACGGGGATTAAAATGGCTATTCAAAATATCAATGTGGGCAACTCGGCTAACGACGGAACAGGTGATGATCTTCGAGAAGCCTTTATCAAGATAAATCAAAACTTTCAAGAGATTGAACTGATTGCATTTCAAAGTGCAGCAAACTTAGGTTCTGCTGGTGCTAGAGTGTACGCTAACACAGTTGACAACGTTTTAAATTTTAGACGTTTAGTTGCTGGAAACAGTGTAACATTACAAGAACTTGACAATACTATTGTTATTGATACCATATCCCCTACTGGTAACTTTATTATCACAGGCGATGCTGGAAGTTTGATTGCAGGTCCTGGCTTAAACTACAATATCTTTGGTGCCAGCGGAATTGTTGTAGGAATTAACGAAAATAATAAAACTATTACAATCAACGGTGCCTTGGTTAATGAAACAACACCAGTACTTGGTGGAAACCTTAATGCTAATAATAAACAAATTACAAATGTTAATTATATTGCTACACAAAGTATTGTAACACCTAGTGTCGTTGCAACAAAAGTGACACTGACTGATATACAAAGTTCAGAAACAGGAAGCGAAACAGTAAATTACTACGACTCTATAGGACGTTATATTGAGAGTTTTGATTTTGGAGAATTTTCAAGTATTACTAGCAACAGTATTTTAAGTTGGGTAATCAACCAAGTTGGAGTAGATTTTGGATCATTTGTTTCACCTACAGCAGGAACAGTTGATCTAGGTACAGTTGTATAAGGACTAAAAATGCTACCACAATGGACAGTACCAAATAATACAGAACTAGGAAGATTACCAGAAAATTCTGAAGTTTACATTCCTTTGCCGGTAGTGCAAATGCCAGAACTCAATACCTTTTTTTTAAGTGGTAGTTTGCCAACTGGTCTAGCAATAGAAAGAAATGCAATAGTAGGCACTGCTCCTACAGTTGTTTACAACACAAACTTTTCTTTTGTAATAAGAGCACAAACACCTGCCGGAGTACTAGATAGAACTTTTAGATTAATAGTTGAAAATTATCCAAGATGGACAGTACCAAATAATACAGAACTAGGTAATTTTGAAGAAAGAACAACTGTTAATATTGCACTTCCACTAGAAGAAACCTCTGATATAACAACTGAAGTGATCAGCGGGGAATTGCCTGCAGGACTAAGACTAGAAAATAACTCAATTGTAGGTACTCTATTTGAAGTTGCAAGAACTACACAAAGTACTTTTGTAATTAGAGCAAAAACGTCATCAAGCGAATTAGATAGAACATTTACTATTGTTACCAAAGGTCCGGATAATCCACAGTGGTTAACTCCTGAGGGCAGACTACCAGTTGGTCCAAATAACGTACTGTTTATTTTAGACAGCAGTTTTATTGATTTTCAACTTCTTGCTACTGATACAGACTTACCAGCAGGCGACAACTTAGAATTTTTTGTTGCCGACGGCGCAGGTGAATTACCACCTGGCATTGAGTTAACAAGAGATGGCAGACTTGTTGGCGTAGTTGATCCACTTTTAGCGTTAGATGTAAATGCACTAAATGCAGGGTACGACGTTGTAGAATACGGAAAGTATCCTTTTGATTATACTATTCCAAGTGATAACGGTTTAGACACATACTACTATGACACCAAAGGCTATGACTATAACATACCTACAAGAGCACCTAAAAAATTAAACAGAGTATACGAGTTTTATGTAACAGTTGCAGATAATGTGTCATTTGCAAAACGTCGATTTGAAATTTATGTTGTAGGCGACGACTTTACAAGAGCAGACAACACAATTATGAAGGCTGCCGATGGAGTATTTACAGCCGACATTACATACTTTAGAACTCCGGTATGGTTAACACCAGCAGATCTGGGTGTTAGAAGAGCAAACAATTTTATAACAGTATACCTTGACGTATTAGATCCTACAAACGTCGAAGGCGATATACTTTACTTTTTAGAAACTATTAACGACGACAATTCTAAGAGCGAACTGCCGCCAGGTATGACTCTAGATTCCGAAACTGGAGAAATTGCCGGTATTGTTCCATACCAACCAGCAATTACCAAAGAATATAAGTTTACTATTACTGCTACACGATTTAATGCAGAACAAGGTGTGGTTACTGTATTTGCTAGTTTTTACGAAGATGCCTTTTCTGGAACAAGCACATTCCGAGTTGCAAAACTACCAAGAACTCTCGTCGATGGCTTAGACGATTTGCAGTCGTTGGTGGGCAAAGAAATTGCTATAGAACAAAGATCGTATACTGTAGAAAGTGTTGACGGTAGTAACGTATTGTATGACACAATTACTCTTACTGAAACATTGCAGCCTACTCCAGCAGCAACACCACTAAATGTTACAAAAACTGCAACAGGAACAGACTATTTCTTTGTTACTACACTCAGCGAGTCGGATAAATTATTTTACTCTGGAAAGAATTTAAAGTTCAGTGATTCCGAAGTTTATAGAATCGGAAGTATCTATCCTTATGTTGAATGGAAAATTTCAACCAACAGTCTTACATCATATATCGAACTTAACGAAGGTGTAACCGGACCAGTTACTACTACAATTGCAAATAAATTAAATGAACTGTTAACTTCCAACGGTAATCCTGCTTATGTTACTATAACAGGCGGATCTAATATTACTGAAATAAGATTGGTTATTCCTGCAACTGCACAAAATAGAAATACCAGTTACATTAATAGCCTATTTCATACTTCCGATAGCACTGCCATTGTTCTAACACAAATTGGATTAAATGATAGAATACTATTAGATCAACCACTGACTAGAACATTTGACGTTGGCAGACAATTGAGTTTGGCTACCTATGTTGGTGCTGGATTTAGTAAATCGTTTCCACGTGCAGAAGTCGATACTGCATCAAAAAGCAAAACATTTACACTGAAACTGCTTGGAGAAATTGACAGTACAATTACATGGATCACTGACAGCAATCTTGGTGTTTTACCGGCCAACAGAATTAGCACACTGTCTGTTCAAGCAGAAAGTACAGTCCCTGATGCAAATATGAAATATAATCTAGTTTCAGGCAGATTGCCACCAGGATTAACACTGAAACTAGATGGAGAAATTGTAGGTAAAGTTCCGATATCGGGCACAGTAGAAAACCCTGGACTTACTTTCTTTGATGGCGGCACTACTACTTTTGACGGCAGTACTACTTCACTGGACAGAGACTATACATTTACAGTATTGGCAAGAGATCGATTTGGATTTAGTGCTGTTTCTAGAACATTTACTCTATCAATAAACGACAAAGACAATCTTACTTACAGTAATATTTTTGTTCAGCCATTTTTGATACCTGCTCAAAAACAATCTTTTGACGAATTTATCAATGACTCACGGATTTTCGATCCTAGAAGTGTTTACAGACCCAGCGATTCTAATTTTGGTATACAGAAAAAATTACGTGCGTTGATATATGCAGGAATTGAAACAAACGATATTGCAACTTTTGTTAGTGCAACAGCAAAAAATCACAAAAAGAAACGTTTCTTGTTTGGAGAATTGAAAACTGCGGTTGCTAAAAACCCAGGCAGCAACGAAGTAATCTACGAAGTTGTATATGTTGATCTAATAGACCCGGCTAAACCGAGGTCTGGAAAAGCAAAACAATTCTTCCAAACTGTAAATAGATCTGGAAAAATTACAGTAGACAGTGTTAAGTACGAACCATTAGACGACATATTTGGCGGACGTGATGGTTCTATTACTATAGACCTTGGCGGTAGAGACGGTGGAATTGCAATACCACTTGTGTCTGAGGACTTGATTATTATTGTAAGAGACGGCAGTGAAGTTATTTACAACGCAAACGGCGCACTGAGAGTTCTAACAAGAGATGGTACAAATATTGTGTTCAATGCTACTATTGTTCAGCCTTCGGGAGATGCCGGTGCTCCGTGGAGATTTAGATATAAACCAACTACAAACACTATTACAGCAGACAGTAACGCAATAAAATCATCACAGCAAAACGATGTTAAAAAATACATATCAAATATTGATAATATGAGAGCAAATATAAAAGAAACTGGAGAAAGTTCTAGAGACTTTTTACCACTGTGGATGCGTACTGCACAAAATGGCAGTTTATCGGAAATCGACTATGTATTAGCATTACCGTTGGTATATACAAAGCCTGGTTACAGCAGCACTATAAAAAATAATATCACAAATTCTGGGTTTGACTTTAGTTTACTGAACTTTGAAGTTGACAGATATATCATAGATGCAACAACCAGCAACAGCACAGAACAGTATATATTGTTCGCAAATTATCAATTTAACGTATAACAACGATAAATATTACAAATTAAGGAATTTAAAATGGCAAGTACAATTATAGCAAGTACAATAGATGAAAACTTCCCAGTAGCCGGGGTTGACAACGATAGTCAGGGGTTCCGTGATAATTTTAATATTATCAAGACTGCGTTAAATACAGCAAGAAATGAAATAGGTGATCTGCAGGACGGTGTTGCAAGAGTAGATCAAAACAATAACTTTGGTGGAAATCAAATCATCGAAGCAGCATTATTAGCAACCACA